ACAAAGAGTCAAACTTCAATGGAAGTTATTGGCAAAAGGATGCAAAAATAACAACTTCGATTTGTACAGTAGTTCCAGCACATGAACCATGGGAAAGACCTGAGAAGAAATGATAGAACAAGGTTTATTTCACGCAGCAAAATTAGGAGTAAAAACTCCTTTACCTGCCAGCTGGCTAGGTCGTGCCGATGCGCCCAATCTGTTGCCACAATGGGCAACTATTAATAATTTAACATCGGCCCAAGTACAAAATCTACAAGCACAGATAGGATACGATTATAGCACGTGGGATTATCGTAAGGTCGGCAACAATAATGAACTAGGTAGATATCAATTTACCACAACTCAACTTGAGGACTATGGACTACTTACATTTGGATCAAATAAAGCCTATGGTATTGATTGTATTAATCGCCGTGCTTGTTGGAAATCATCTATTATCCGCAGCAGTAATTCCTATGCAAATTACATATATAACGTAACAAATCTAGACGAATTTTTAAATAGCAAAGCATCGCAAGATCACCTATGCTATCAAAGAATATATGATCTTTATAATGAATTAACAGTTAGCGGTGGGATACAACCCAGTGACACTGCTGAAACTATAGCCGGGATGATTTCTGTAGCATGGTTATTAGGCAACGGTGCATATAATTGGAGATACTATAATATAGGCGATGGGGCAAATGCTTTTAACAGTGGCCGCTATGCAGTCGCAGTATTAAGTCAATAAATATTACTATGATTACATACTCTGGGTTCAGCACAAAAGTCAATCTTAAACGATATAAGCTCAATGATTTTGAGCTAGTTAAACAAGACTTGAAAAATTATTTAAGTATCAGACGTGGCGAAAAGTTAATGCAACCAAAGTTTGGGACCATAATATGGGAAATGCTGTTTGAACCATTGAATCAGGATACAGAACAGCTAATCATACAAGATATTAACAAAATCGCTGCGTACGATCCTAGATTAACGATCACACAAGTTGCAATTGCACAGCAGGATACTGGACTTCTGATAGATTTAACATTAATTTATAATCCCACTAATCAACAAGAAGTCCTAAGTTTAAATTTCAACAGAAATACTCAAAGATTAACAACCAATTAACTAGCCATATTATACGTCTAATAAATACTAGATAAGGTATAGAATATGGCACAAACCACACGTCAAACAAATCTTTTAGTACAGCAAGACTGGACTAAAATCTACCAGACATTTACAAACGCGGACTTTACCAGCTACGATTTCGAAACGCTGCGTAATTCCATGATCAATTACTTAAAGACTTACTACCCAGAAACATTCAATGATTTCATTGAAAGTAGCGAGTATCTTGCGCTAATTGATATGATTGCGTTCCTGGGACAAAGTTTGGCGTTCCGCACAGATTTAAACGCACGTGAGAACTTTATTGATACTGCACAACGCCGTGACAGTATTTTAAAGCTAGCACGTATGTTAAGCTACAATCCTGGGCGTACAACAGCGGCATCTGGATTGTTAAAAATTAACAGTATCAGAACCACTGAGTCAGTGTACGATAGCAATGGGGTAAACCTAGCCAACACTACAGTTAACTGGAATGATCTAACTAACGATAACTGGTTAGAACAATTTACCTCAGTGTTTAACGCCAGTTTAATTTCAACTGAAATGATTGGTAAGCCTGGTAATAGCCAAAAACTAAATGGCATCCAAACAGAAGAATACAGTATTGCGCTAAACCCAAATACTTTACCGGTTGCAAGTTTTAACGTAAACATACAAGGCAATCCTGTTGCATTTGAAGCGGTAAGTGCAACCACAGTGGGCAAAACATACATATATCAAGAAGATCCAACTATTCAAGGAAAATTTAATGTTCTGTACCGCAACGACAATAATGGCAACGGTAGTAATAACACTGGATTCTTTTTGTATTTTAAGCAAGGTACATTAAATGTTACACAGTTTAACATCACTAATGCTATCCCTAACAATTACGTAACCGTTGCTACAAATAATATTACCAATGAAGATCAATGGTTGTATGCATTAGATGTTAACGGAAACCCATCTGTGGCGTGGAATAAAGTACCTGCATTGCCGGGATACAACGTTGTGTTTAATAACATGTCAGACAAAGACTTGTACCAAGTTAACACACGAAACAATGACCAAGTTGATTTGATTTTTGGCGATGGTAGTTTTGCCAACGTTCCTCAGGGCAAATTCAAATTCTATTACAGAACAAGCAATGGTACAACCTACAGTATCACTCCTGATGACCTAAGTGCTGTAAGTATTGCCTTTAATTATATCAGTAAGAAGAATACTCCTGAGACGCTGACCGTAACAGCCAGCTTAAATTATACAGTTAATAATGCAAATGCTGCTCCGAGTTTAAGTAGTATCAAGAGTGCTGCCCCTCAACAATACTATACACAGAACCGCATGATAACCGGGGAAGATTACAATATCTTCCCACAGACAACTTTTAGTAGCATACAAAAGATTAAGGCAATTAATCGTACAAGCTCTGGAGTTAGTTTATATCTTGATGCCATTGATCCAACAGGTAGCTACAGTACAACTAACATATTTGGCGATGATGGTGTTATCTCGGCTAACAGCGACACTAAATCTACTACATTTAGTTTCTTAACTACCAATGATGTTTACTCTGCAATTTATAACAAGGTTATTCCTATTATAGATTCAACAGAAGTTAAAAATTATTACTATTCAACATATCAACGTTACGATAGCACTCACGCCAATGTTACATTTAGTCAGACAGGAAATACTACAGTATCAAGTTCGGGGTATTTACAATATAACAATACAACTCAACAAGTTGGCACAGGAATTGCAGGTAATTTAAGATATGTTAACACTGGCGCAACATTACGATTTTTTGCCCCGAGTGGATATCACTTTAATTCACAGCATGAAATTATGCCTGGCGATCCTTTTGACTCTGGCGACACACTAAGTTTTTATGCTGCCGTGTCGGATGTAGTTAGTAACAGCGATGTCACAACTCCTAGTCTAGTTACATTTGCTACGGTTGTGCCTGATGGTGCAATACTTGGGGATATTACAGAAGCTGGGTTGAATTGTATCATTCCTGCCTACAAAAACGATCTGAGTACTGCGTTAATTAATACATTAATTACCCAAATTAAGGCTAAGGTTAATTTTGGACTAAAATTTGATCAAGTTAACCAGATATGGAAAAACATTTTACCAGCCGACATTGGTAGCAGTACAGACTGGTTATTAAAGTTTACATATACACAAGGTTACTACACTATTAGCTATAAGTCATTATCGTACTCTTTCACCACTAATGGAAGTACTAAATTTTATTTTGATCCTGCTACACGAGTTTACAATTCAACCACCGGATTAAATGTAATAGACACTATTAAACTATTAAAAATTAATACCAAGCCTAGCTCTGCTGAAAGCCTAGGAGAGGACGTATTGTGGCAAATTTACAATACTATTACCTATCCCGATGGATATGTAGATGATTCTACAATATTAGTTAGATCCACTGAATCGCAATTATTAGGTGTTCCTGATAATCCTGATTTGTATACTACGGTTGCTGATTCTGCATCAAGTCGCGGCGATTTGTATTTCCAATACAAACATAATGTGCCTGCACGTAATCGTGTTGATCCTACACCAGTTAATATTGTTGATTTATATATCTTAACATCATCGTACTCAGCTGATTACATTAACTGGTTAAGAGATTTAACAGGAACAGTCACAGAGCCAGAACCAACTACTACAGGCGAACTAGAAATTGAATATGGCTCACTTGATAGTTATAAAGCTGTGAGCGACACTATTGTTTATAGTCCCGCAAGATTTAAACCATTGTTTGGAGATAAGGCCCCATCTAATTTACAGGCCGTGTTCCAGGTTGTTAAGAATCCTAATGTTGGTTTAACTGACAACGAAATTAAAACACAAGTTGTAGCAGAAATTAACAAATATTTTGATCCACAAAATTGGGATTTTGGTGAAACATTTTATTTTAGTGAGCTAGCAGCATATCTACATGCACAACTAGCACCAAACATATCTAGTGTGGTTATTGTTCCTGCGGATCACACTTTAGTGTTTGGTAATTACTTCCAAATTAACGCAGAGCCGTGGGAAATCATTACTAGTGCGGCAACTGTAAATAACATAAACGTGGTATCTGCGGTAACGGCAGCATACTTGAATTTAGGAAATACCCTAGTAGGAACACCATGAGTTTAATTAATACAACAACATTTCTACCATCTACCTTCAGAACCCTAACAAACCAAAGGTTCTTGGGTGCAACATTAGATCAATTGTACACTCCATCAGTTGATGTGCAGATCAATGGTTATATTGGTAGAACATTTGCTCCTACATACAAGTTAAAAGACAACTATGTACCTGAGTTGGATATTCTAAGAAAACATTATCAACTTGAACCTAGTCTAGTTACAAGAGACGAAAATGATAATGTAAGTTTTAGCACTGGCTACATCGATCTACTAAAAGAAATTGAAAATAATGGCGGCCTAGTTAATAACCATCAACGACTATTTTCTGCAGAGACTTACGAATTTGATGGGCATTTTGATTATGACAAGTTTGTAAACTATTACAATTATTATTGGTTGCCCAATGGTCCTGCGGCAGTTAATGTCTATGCAAACCGTGTTCCTAATCAAGCGACATTTACAGTTGAAAGAAACAAGGCTGTAGGCGGATATACCTTTGCTGAAGTTGGTACTCATCCTAATTTACAACTTACCCTAGCTCGCGGTGGTACATATACATTCAATCTAGACCAGGCAGGATACAATTTTTGGATTCAATCAAGCCCTGGGGTATCTGGTGTGGATCCAAATGTGTCAACCGTAACTACACGAGAAGTATTTGGTGTTAAGAATAATGGTTCTAGTACTGGTAGTATTACGTTCCGTGTGCCATTAAACACTGCACAGGAATTTTATACTAAGATGGATACTAATCCTAAAATTCCTGTTACTGCGGCCGTAGACTTTCATTACTCAGATATTCAAGGAAAGCTGTTAAGCGAATTTTTAACTAATTTCCCCGATGGTATTGATGGGCTAAATGCTGCCCTGCATAATAAGACATTGATATTTGTTTCCAATGATCAAGACGACTTCTTTTGGACAGCAGATAATACTACAGTAATAAGAGAAGACAGATGTAACGTCTGGCGTATTACATTAACGCCAGAAGGTGATGATCAGAGAATTGAATTAATTACAGATACCGTAGTAACAACTAAACAAAAAGTTTTTATTGGATCCGGTAAAACTTATGCATCTAATCAATTTTGGGTCGACAATACCTACAGATTTAAACTAGTACCGCCAATTACTGCGGCACAATCTTATTTGTATTATCAAGACAGCAGTGATCCTACATTCTACGGTCAAATTAAATTAGTTGACAATACAACCAGTACAATTGATGTAGCAAATGACATTCTAGGTAAAGTTGGCTACACAAGTCCAAACGGGGTAAAATTTACTAACGGATTAAAAATAGCATTTGATGATTCAGTTATCCCAAGTTACTACGCCAATAAAGAATTTTATGTTGAAGGCGTTGGGACTGCAATTGGATTAGTCGCTGTTAGTGAAACAGAAGTACTTGAAGACTTTGGTGCAAACATCGATTCGGTACCAGATTACATAACAATTAACAGATCAAGCCAAGACCGTAATCCGTGGTCACGTTATAACCGTTGGTTCCACAGAGATGTAATCAATGCGTCAGCAGCATTTCATAATACATCTGCAGACTATGGTCCAAATATACCAGCACGTAGACCTATCATTGAGTTTGAACCAAATTTACAATTATTCAACTTTGGTAAGAAATCAAAACAGATCATTGACTATATTACATTTGACGCCACTGACGCCTTTAATGATATTGAAGGAAATACTACAGCAGATATCGATGGAGTTACATTACAAACCGGTGATCGTGTTGTATTTGGTAATGATTATGACACAACTACTCTTAATAAGATCTACGTAGTAAACATTGAGACGATTAATAGTCTACATTATATTAACTTAGTACCGTCTGACGACAGTCCTATTTTGCCAGGTGAAAACGTTTTAGTTCGCGGTGGCGCAACAAACGCTACAAAGACTTTTAATTTTGATGGGACAGCGTGGAATCTTTGCCAGGCTAAGACTTCAGTAAACCAAGCACCATTGTTTGATCTATTAGATAATAATGGCTATAGCTTTGCAGACACTACTGTATATCCTGGTACTAATTTTGTTGGTACAAAATTCTTTGGATATACCCCAAATACATCAAGTACTACCAATGATTCAATTCTTGGATTTCCATTGAAATATCAAAACTTTACTAACGTTGGGGATATTAGTTTTAGTAATTTCTACGACACAGATACTTTTACCTACAGTGGCGGCACAGTAAAAACCAACACTGGATTTATTGCTAAAAATTCTAATTTATCAGTTACTGGGTTATACAATAACTGGGTTAAGTCAGAAGAACAATCAAAGCAGTACCAGCTGTTTACTAAATTCTTTGATGGTTACGTCATTGATGTAAACGGAACAGAAAAAGCATTTGTGCAAATTGACGTGGATGTTGGTAGCCAGACAAAAATCCCTTACACAAAAATATACTTAAACAACAAACTGTTAACATATAAAACAGATTACGATATAATTGACTATGGTGTTTATAAAGTAGTTGTGTTTACAGACATGCCAGCAGTTGGCGATAAAATTGATGTTGCTATATTCAGCAACACTGCCAGTGAGTTAGCTTATTATGAAATCCCATTGAACTTAGATTTTAACCCGTTAAACGAATCGTTTGACACTATTGCATTGGGACAAATTCGTACACACTATAATAAGTTAATTGAAAACACTGCAATAACCAATACAAATAATATTCCTACACAGGATAATTATTTAAAAACTCGCGGCGGCACATTATTGCAACATAATGCTCCATTGGTTTATGCAATGGCGTTTTTAAACAATCCATCTATTAATTTTATGGAAGGATTGCAACTTGCAAGAAGAGAATACACTAAGTTTAAAAATAAATTTCTACATCTTTGCACTACATTGTCTAATTTAGATTATGCAGATCCGATAAGTGGAGTTGATACGATCTTAAAGAGTATTAACGCTGTTAAGAATAGCAGCTTTCCGTGGTATTACAGCGACATGGTTCCGCAGGGCGGCGACTTTACGTCTATCACCTATACTGTAATAAACGCTAGACAAAAGAATTACGAAATACGTAGTATTTTTAATCTGTCAGAATTAAGCAATCGTGCAGTATTAATCTGGGTCAATGGCGTTCAGCAAATCCATGGTATAGACTATACATTTAGTCCCAATACACCAGCGGTTATATTCTCTCGCACGTTTGCAGTAGATGACATTATTCTAATTAGAGATTACTTTAATACCGATGGTAACTACATTCCCGAGACGCCAACTAAGTTAGGTTTGTATCCTAGCTTTACTCCTGAGATCTATGAAGATACTACATATCTGGCCCCAACAGATGTTATAAGAGGACACGATGGTAGCATTACACCGGCCTTTGGTGATTTTCGGGATCAGTATCTATTAGAACTTGAAAAACGTATCTACAATAATATTAAGATTGATTATAATAATAATTCAATTAATATCAATGATGTTGTTCCAGGAAGATTTAGAACAACAGAATATTCAACTGAAGAATACAATTACATATTATCCAAGTCGTTCGTTGCATGGGCCGGCGAGAATAGTGTGGACTATACGTTAAACGATACATTTGATACAAATAATCCATGGACTTGGAATTATAAAGCAAGCCCAGATATATTAGACAGACGTGCTTTAACTGGATCATGGCGTGCTATTTACAATTATTGGTTTGACACCGACACCCCTAATATAACACCTTGGGTAATGTTAGGTTTTAGTAGTGAGCCGTCTTGGTGGGAAGATAGGTATGGTGCGGCACCATACACTAGCGGTAATACGTTGTTATGGGAAGATTTGGAAGCAGGATATATCTGGAACAATGGGTCTCCGTATACAGATAAACGTTTTGCTCGCCTTGGGTTAACGGGATTCGTCCCTGTTGATACTGCAGGTAACTTATTACCCCCACATGCGGTTCCAGTAACTGCCCAGGTTAGCACGAAGCACACTGGCGATCAATATTCTGCTTGTGAATATGGTCCTGCAGAAGTAGCATGGCGCAGAAGCAGCGATTATCCGTTTGCTATTCAAACTGTACTTGCACTAACCAAGCCGGCATTGTATTTTAGTACTCAACTTGATACCTCAAAATTCTATATCAATGAGCAAACCGGGCAGTTTTCAACTAGCGATAATAAGAAAATATCTCCGGCATATATTTCTGTAAACGGAGATACTAGTTCAGTCCCTGGCAGCACTATCAGAACAAGTGGTTACATTAATTGGGTTGCAGACTCAATTAAAACATTGGGCAAAGATCCGGTATCTATAATTAATTCTTACTTTAAGAATTTGTCTATCCAGCTGTCTTATAAGATTGGTGGATTCACTGATAAGAACATTTTAAGTGTGTTTGCAGAACAAACTACACCTGGGTCAACTAATGCCAGTGTTATTGTGCCAGACACAAATTATGATATCTACTTAAACAAATCTGTAGCACAAGAGAAATTAGTTTATAGTGCAGTTATTGTTGAGCGTACTATTAATGGATATGCAGTATCGGGATATGATACAACTAATCCATTCTTTAAAATTTATCCTAGCATTGTTAATAATAATAAACACCAGGTTACAATTGGCGAAGCAACTACAACAATTTATAACGATGCAGAAAAAACAACAAAGTTAATCCCTTACGGAACAGAATTCGCTACGGTCCAACAGGTTTCAGACTTTTTAATAAGTTATGAACGCTATTTAAGTTCGCTTGGATTCCAATTTACTAAATTTGATGCAGATCTGGAAGTAGAAAGAAATTGGACATTAAGTGTAAGGGAGTTGTTACACTGGAGCCAACAAGCATGGGCACCTGGGACAATTATTATTTTAAATCCGGTATCATCTGCAATTGATCTTAGTATTAACGGAACTATAGTTGATGAAGTGTCTAATACACCACTAGGTAGTAAAATATTAGACCAAAACTTTTTACCTATTAGAAACAATGCATTTAGCATTGTAAGAACTGATAATCCAATATACGGAAACACTTTTAGAATTTCTGCTATTGATGGGTCTAACGTGTGTTTTGCAAGTTTGGATACTATACAATATGAACATGTTCTAATTGTTGATAATATTAGTGAGTTTGGGGATATTTTCTATGTTCCTAAGTTAGGCACACGTCAATTCCGTTTACGCCTATCTGGATCTAAAACAGGTGGATGGACCGGAGCATTAAGCGCACCCGGATACATCTACAATGACCCGATTATTAATACATGGTCTGCAGGAAAAGATTATAGACTTGGTGATTTAATTACCTATAAGAATTTATACTATACTGCAAATAAAAATATTCCAGCAGCAACCACATTTGATTCTACTGTATGGACTCAAATTAATAAGTCTAGTATTAAAACTGGATTGTTACAAAGTTTCGGTCACAACGCACAGCAATTTGATCGCATATACGATATTGATAAACCAATTAATAACGAAAAACTATTACAATACAGCGCAGGTTTAATTGGGTTTAGACAACGCTCATATTTAACAGACCTAGGTATTGATATTCCAACTCAGACTAAATTCTATCAAGGATATATTAAAGAGAAGGGCAGTTTAAATTCAATATCAGCACTAACCTCAACTAACTTTAATAACGTTAGTGGTGCAATTAATATTAATGAAGAATGGGCATTCCGTGTTGGCACTTACGGCGGAGTTAATGGCAATATTTTTAAAGAGTTTGTCTTAGACCAAAGTATATTTACAACTAATCCAGTAGCGTTTTTATTAACAGATACATATAACGCAGGTAACATTATCGTAAATCTTTCAACTGCAAATGTGTATAACGCAAGTAATATATCTAGTATTACAACAGACATTTACAGTAATAGAACAATCGATCGTTACATGGCAGACATGCCAAGTGTTGGCTATGTAAATATGCAAGATATTGATTATACTTCATTTGATATAGACCATTTTACTGGATCATTATCTGCTTTAGGGGCCGGAGATAAGATTTGGGTAGCAAAAGACACTGACCGAGGTTGGGACGTATTCCGTGTTAACGAAACTGGAATCCATGCTACACAAATAAGTTATTCATTGAATGACTACGCACAAGTTAAATTTGATGCAGCACACTCATTTGTTGAAGATGACGCATTTGTATTGAAATATTTCAATGATGCATTAGATGGTATATATCGTGTGGTAAACGTTGTAAACTCTACAACAGTAACAATTACAGTAACTGGTGCTGGTCGTAGTAAAGTTATTGTGGCCCCTGTAACGGGCAATGGTTCAATCTATTCATTAGATTCTGCACGATATCAAACTACACAAGAGTTCATTGATGCTCAAATTCCTCTACATGGATGGAATAACAATGATCATATCTGGGTTGATCAAGCAACGTTCGATGGAACAAAGCAAGGGTGGGGTGTTTATACATTTAACAGACCATGGGCCGCTAACTTAGTAACACAAATAACTGCCAATACTGTTACAGGAAACGATCGTTTTGGTACAGCAGTATGCATTAGTACTGATTCTAAGTATGTTTATGTTGGTAATCCTGGTAACAAGAGTGTTCAAGTCTTTGCTAATGTAAACGGTACATTTGTTTCTAATGTAACGGTATCAAATGTTAATGCAAACTTTGGTAGCACGGTAGATAGTCAAGGCAATGTATTGGTAATCGGCAGTGGTAGTGATGCAAACGTTCACATATATCGTCACGCTAGCGGTACAGTGACTAAACTACAAACTATTAACTCATCGAACGTATCTGCTGTTAGCAGTGTAACAGTAAGTTCGGATCTGCATTGGTTGTATGTTGGCGATGCAAATACTAATATTGTGGAAGCCTATTATTCAAACAATGGCGGAACAACATACACCTGGGCCAATAAAATTACTGGCACTGCAAGTAGCAAATTTGGTAATGTAATTAAAACATCGAGTGATGGTGCTTTGCTATTTGTTGCTGCACCGAACGCAACCAATGTATATGCAAGAAATGGTAATGTTTATTATTATACAAGAACAGCTAATGCATTTGCATTAACACAAACAATATCAAGTCAAAGTCAGAATGATTCTGCGTTGTTTGGGTATAGCATAGACATTGACTCAACAGGCGGCAATCTATTCATTGGTGCACCAGGAAGCACAGCATCAGGGTATCCTACTGGCGTAGTTGAAAGACATATACTTGGCGGCCTAGGCCAGTTTTATTATGACCAAACGTTTGAGCAACCCACAAACGACATAGGTCGAATGGGAACAAGTGTAAGTGTAAACAACAACTCAACACTACTGGCAGTAGGAAGTCAAGGTAGTGCCACTGATGAGCATACATATTTTGATGATTACTTAACTATTATTGATTCTGATACAACAAAGTTTGTTGATGAAATATACAATAGTGGTGTTACATACATATATGAAAATATTATTGACCCATTTATTACCAATGATAAAGGTCGATTTGTATTTGTACAAGAATTAGAAACTCAATTATATTCCGGAGATCAATTTGGCCAAGCAGTTGATGTTACAGATGGATTAATTACAGTGGGAGCACCGGGGTCAAGTAATAATGCAGGTGCCTCATACATATTCTCAAACCCTACACACAGTACCGCATGGACAATTACTAGAAAACAAGAACCTAAAGTTGATATTAACAGTATCAGTCGATCATTTATCTATAACAAGAAGAATGATAACATTCTAGCGGCACTTGATTATATTGATCCAGCAAAAGGAAAGATATTAGATGCAGCCGATCGAGATATCGACTTCCGTACAACCAAAGATCCTGCACTATATAACAATGGTTCCCGCGGAATCCACGCCGATTTGCACTGGAATGCTTCGCAAGTTGGTAAGATATGGTGGAATTTGGATACAATTCGCTTCATTGATTATGAACAAGATGCGTTAATCTATAGATTGACTAACTGGGGCAAACAATTCCCAGGAAGTACAGTTGATGTATACGAATGGGTTGAAAGCACAGTATTACCGAGCCAGTACACTGGTCCAGGTATTGCAGTTTATGCTGATGACAGTGCATACAGTACCTACGGTTACGTAGATCAAAGCGGCAATGTTAAAGTAAAATATTATTTCTGGGTTAAAGAAAAAAATACAATCAATACTCGGGCCGGAAAACGTAACAGTGTATTAAGTATCGCGGCATCAATTGATAATCCACTTAGCCAAGGTATACCTTATGCTACTGTTTTACGCAATGACAGTGTAGCATTATATAATGTTAACAATGTATTAATGGGTCAAAATTCAGTATTGCATTTAGGTACTAAAGTTAGCGATGCGAATTTGATACATTCTGAATATAGATTAGTTGATGAGGGCGTGGGAACAAAACTCCCAACAAATATCGTTAATAAATTAATCGATAGTTTATCAGGAATTGACCAGGCTGGTAATCCTGTTCCTGATCCAGCACTACCAGTAAGCCAACGGTACGGTATTAATGTTAGACCTCGTCAAACTATGGTAATCGATACTGCCGAAGCTCTATATAGCACAATATCGTTAATCAATTTATATTTGTCTCAATACCCAGTAGTTAAACGTAAATCTTTAACTACATTAAACAGCAGTGAAGACATTCCAGCAGAAGATTCTGGCGATTACGATTTAGCTGTTGAGACTAAAGATGAATTAGGTTATGTGAATACAGCGGGTCTAACAGCCGGATACCGAGTTTTAGTAACAACAGATAGTTCACAGTCAACTAAATGGGCAATTTACGAATATAACGGTACAGCGTTTGATACTACACCTGTAAGAGTACAGAGTTATAAAACTAACTTGTATTGGAATTATATTGACTGGTTTGATAGTTCATATGACCCAACCTCAATTCCAGATATAACAGTTAATACTCTATTAGATTTAGGTAAACTGACCTTAGTTGCAGGGCAATATATTAAAGTATTAGATGACGGTCATGGAAAGTTTGTAGTTTACTACGTAAATAGTGATTTAACGACAACTATTGTTGGCATTGAAAGCGGAACAATTTATGTTCCTGTAGAAACAGCACCGCCTCCATTAGAAACTCGTCAGATGTTACTAGCGGCATTAAATGAAATATTTGTTGATGATATTGCTGATCAATTTAACAACATATTCTTTACTATGGTACGTTATGTTCTAAGTGAGCAGAAGAACGTTGACTGGGTGTTTAAGACTAGCTTTATTAGTGCAGTTCAAAACATTCGTAAGCTAGAGGAATTCCCGGCATATATTGCTGATAATCAGGATTTCTATTTAGACTATATCAATGAAGTTAAACCATACAGAACAGTAATCCGTGAATTTATTATTGATTACGAGCGTAATGATAGCTTTAGTGGTGATATCACCGACTTTGATTTAGTTCCTTATTGGGATGCAAACGTACAAGTTTATCGTAGCCCAAGCGGAGAGCAAGTATACGATCGAGCATTACAACAATCTGGAGTTAACAGCCAATGGTATAAAAATTATACCTATGGGGTAGTTGATGTATTAATTGAAGATGCTGGCTCAGGGTATCTTTTTGCACCTCAGATTACAATTGTTGGAAATGGCACAGGGGCAGAAGGCTATGCTGAGATCGTTGACAATAAATTATCTAGAATTGTTATAACAAAACCTGGTACTGGGTATACAGAAATACCTAGAATTATAATTAATGGTACAGGTTCTGGTGCTCGTGCGCGGGCCGTATTAAGAAATGTGTTTAGTGGAGATAATACAGGCCACAATGTTGTACGCAGTATCAAGACCAATATTAAATTTGACCGAGTGTCTTACCATGCAGCCAATACATTTGTAAATTGGGACACAGTATCAAACGCACAAGTTATTGCTGCTAATACTGTTATTAATTTAAATGATACACTATTTAGATTAAATGAATTTGATTATACAGTTAACTCTAGCATAGACTTCCCAATTGGTAATGTTACTCAAATTAGTGCGGCAGAGTTTAACTTAGCCAACGATCGTATTACCGCGTTTAACGGTAACATTGATTTATCATTGATGGTTGACGGTATAAGTTATCCTGGTGTTACTGTTGATGGTAATACTGCTATCTTGTGGACTCCAGAATTACTAGCATACCCAGATACATTAATTACATATGAAGGTAATTTATATATTACCACTGGCAATGTGTTTGATGTTGGCGGAACATTTGCAAATATTTCAGCTAATGTTAAATTAGTTGACGTTAACTCAATGACTAAAGTAGGGATCGGTACTGATAGCATCATAATGAGTCAATATACAGATACATTTGGCGTAGATCCAAGTGAGATTCTGATAGACGGCGGAAAATACGTTGATCGATTTAGTAGTCATGCACCTGAAGAAATGGTCCCAGGTCGTATTTTTGACAGTTTAAATCTAACAGTATTCTCAAATACAAGTACTACATCAAATGATTATGCATTTAGATTGTTTGATAATATGAATGAGAATCACAGTTTCTATAGAATTAGTGATGTAAACACAACTACGTTAAGTGCTAATCTAGCAATTACTGATACCGAAATACAAGTTACAGACGCTAGTGTATTTCCTGCACCAAACCCAACGTTGGCTATACCTGGCGTAGTATTTGTTAATAATGAAAAGATTACCTATTATTCAATTGACACAGTGGCCAATACATTAGGCAATATTCGTCGTGCAGTAGACGGTACAGCGCCTGCTGATATGCATACTACAGGCTCGCTAGTAGTTGATGCAAGTATTCAGCAGATAGTGCCCGACACTTCTATTACTACAGCAAACGTTACATCAACTACAACCTATACTGCTACAGCAAACGTTACACTAGCATTGCAGTTAACTGGTAATGTGACAGCTAATATCGGCGAATACATTGTTCAGAAGTTTGCAAATACTACAGTTGCAGCAAATCTTCGTGTACTTGGAAATGTAACGTCCGCCAATGTTGTTCCTGTAGTTAAGATTAGTGGAGCATTAACTACGCTAACCGGAAATACTATGACAATTCATGGCGCAGCCAGTGCAAGTACTATTACCGCAGCAACACCTGTTGGTAGTGTATATGCAAACGGCAATGTCGTAATATCTGCAACAACGGCCAACTATAAATTGTTGAAACAAACACAGGCATGGTATACACCAGGCGGGTCTACACCAACAGACGGCACTGGATTAATTAACAGTACTACCGATCAAGCGGTCTTCTTGTTAGCACAACCAGGGTATATGCCATGATAAATACTGATAAATCGCAATTATCAAATAATAATTCGGAACAAACTGAGGAAAATACAGTGGAAAATACACAACAGCGCCCAAATGAAAACGGTGGAATCTATGTTAGAGGTCATATTAAGATTTTTGATCCAGAAACTAAAGAAGTTTTCATTGATAAAAGCAACGCAATTCACTATGAGAACTTCTCTGTAGCGTTGGCCAACAGTATTGCTAACAAAAGTCAAAATTTTATCTATGAAATGACCTTTGGTAACGGTGGTACTAGCGTCGACCCAACAGGTATTATCACTTATTTGCCCACAAACACAGTTGGACAAAACACAAACTTGTACAACCCAACTTATAGCAAGATTATTGATGACACAAGTATTGCTAACGTTGATCCGTTAAACAATAAAATGACCGTAAGTCATATTCCGGGTACCATTTATACAGACATTTTAGTTACTTGTCTATTAGACTATGGTGAACCAAATGGACAAAGTGCGTTTGATAACAGTCAAAACTTAAATGGCGAATATGTTTTTGATGAATTAGGTTTGCGTGGCCGTAGCACTGACGGTACAGTTGGTCTGACTAGTACCGGGTTACTATTAACACACGTTGTTTTTCATCCTGTACAAAAAGCCCTAAACAGATTAATTCAAATCGATTATACCGTGCGTGTTCAAACATTAACTAATCTAAGCACAACAGGATAATACAATGAGCTATAAAATTAATAAGACCAACGGCGATGAGTTAGTAGAGCTGTTTGACGGAACAACGAACACAGATACAGGGCTAACATTAATTGGTCGTAATTATATTAGTTACGGTGAAATTCAAAACGAAAACTTTATACGTTTACTAGAGAATTTTGCTGATACTATACCGCCAGGGCAAAGTGTGGGCTTCACTCCTATTGCTGGACAGTTATGGTGGGACACCGGAGCACTACGTTTAAAAGTATATGATGATAATACTGGTGAATTTATTCCTGTTAGCGAACAAACCTCTTCAAGTACAGAGCCAACAATAAAACAAACTGGTGACCAGTGGTGGGATATTAGCACACAGCAATTAAAAATATACACCGGAACCGGATGGCAATTAATTGGTCCGATATATACACAGGCACAAGGCGTTAGTGGCGAAGTAGTAAGTACAATTACCGATACACATTCTGTTAGCCATTTAGTTGTAAATCAGTATGTAGGCGGAAACCTAGTTGCTATTGTTAGTGCAGATACAGAATTTGCACCAGACCCGATTATTTCTGGGTTTGGTAATATTAGTCCTGGTATTAACTTAAAGTCCACAGAAATACTTAACTCTACTGCTAATAATGCAGTAAGAGTTGGTGGATTATATGCTAACGTTCTAGCCAGAACTGATGTTAACACAACATTTACTAACGATGTATTTGTTGAAGGAACATTAGTATTAACTGATGCAAACGTTTATTTTGATAACAAATCTTTAGTACTACAAAATAAAAACTCCAATGGCAACGTTGAAGTTTACATTAATAGCACAGTCAATGGTAACGTTAAGGCGTTAATGGTAGACGGTGATACAGGGTTGACTTATGTTTATGATGATCCAATAAACAATACTGGTGTTGCAACCAAACGTTATGTTGATGTTGTTAATAGTGCATTAACAGGAATTGTTGGAACACAAATTGCTGAAATCAATGGTAACGTTGAACAATTAAGTCAAGACGTTTACGCTAACATTGGATATAATATTAATTGGCTAAATGCTAATTTAGACTCAGTGCATTCTTATATTGATGCAAACGTAACTGCATTATCAAATTCTACTGATTTTAGATTTGCAGATGCAACAGCAAATGCCGCTGCACAGAGCGTACAGATAGATAACTTAGTAGCCGATGTTGCACTAAAGGCATACATTCACAATCCAAGTTTTACAGGAACCGTTACAGCGCCTAATGTGGCAGCAAATAATAACAGCAACGTTGTTGCAACTACTGCATACGTTGATGGTTCTGCTGCAACAATGAGATCGGATTATATTAGCCGTGTTACTGCCGCTGAGACTATGGCTAACGTACAGTTGGCAGCAGGACTAGCATTAAAAGCAAACATTGCTGGACCTATATTTACTGGTGAGCCTAAAGCAGATACTCCTGCTACAGGTGACAACAGCACAAGACTTGCTACTACTGCATTTGTTAATACTGCAATAACTAACAAACAATTTAATTACACGGTTGCATCAACTGCTGCTGGTGATTTAAATGGATTAATTTCTAGTACCAACAGCGGCGCAGGAAATGACGGAGACTTTTGGTTCCAGATTGGATAATACATGCAATTAAATCGCGGAATTTATGTTAGACATCCTGGTACACGCGAGGAAGCATGGACTGCAATTACTGTTACAGCAGTTGGCGGAGCCGGGGGCACCGGCGGAAATGATTCCCGAGCTGGGCACATAGGATACTCGGGTCGTATTGTATCTGGAACAATTGAGGTTCCGTTAACTACTTCATATGAAATTTTTATTGGCGGCGGCGGCGAACCTGGTGTTAGTGGCCGAGGTAGAGCCGCTGGCGGCCAAGGTGGAACTAGTTCAGCTGGAATGCCTGGCGGCGCAGGGGGCAGCGCAGGACCATATGGATCATCAGGTGGTGGTGGCGGTGGCGGTGGTGCAACTGTTATTAAGCTAAATGGTCAGTATTGGATTGTAGCCGGCGGCGGCGCAGGTGGCGGCGGCGGCGGACAATATGGCACCGGTAAAGATACTGTAGGATTCAGGGCAAGTAATACGTTATATGGCGGCAACGGCGATTCACACGCCGGAGATGGCGGTGGCGGCGGCGGCGGTGGCGGTGGCTACGTTAGTGGCGGCCTCGGCGGATCTGTGTATGAAGATGATGGCACCGCCTTGGGAGATGTCGGTGGATATTCAGGGTCGTGGGGCGATTCATTATACCCATATGGATTCTATGACAATGCTGATGGTACAAATGCCCCAAGCTCACGCGGATTTGTTACTGTCAATTATTCGTCGAACACCGGTGCTCCTTATTTTTCTGGCGGCATTATATCTTATGGGCCCACGCAAAATGGACAAACTCCTATAACCCATACATTTAATTCTGATGGTAAACTCATTGGTTTAGGTTCAACTAACAAAACTTCTGTGGCATGGCAACAATTGTTAAACCCATACTATAAACAAGGGGACGATTGGAAACCTATCAGGGCAGTACATACAAAAAGAAATGGCGAATGGAAGAAAGTTTGGCCATCAAACGGCAAAGTAGAATACACTATACCTGGCGCACACGAATTTACTGTACCGCCAGGAATATACAGTCTTACTATCGTAGCTGCCGGCGGTGGTGGCGGAGGTGGCGGTGGTGTTAGTTCGACTGCCGGCGGTGGTGGTGGGGCAGGAGAATACACTACTCAAACAGTAAGTGTTACTCCTGGTCAAAAGTTGGCAGTATTTGTTGGCGCAGGTGGCGATGGTGGCCAGGGGCTTGATGAACAGTATGGATCAGCATCTACTGGTGACAATGGACGAGGAACTACAGTAACAGGCACTGGTGTGTCTATTAGTGTGGCAGGTGGAACTGGTGGCACCGGCGGCGTTGCAACAGCACCACCTTCAGGCGGTGGTGGCGGATGTTGTGTTATATCTACTGCACTCGCTGATCGAGGAG